CTGCGTAGCGCTGAGCGGGAGTGAGGGGCGAGAGGTTGCCGATAAGCAGGCCATCGGTGAATCCCTTGAGCGTCTTGCTGAAGCCAAGGACGCGGTCGCGGGTCGTTTCCAGTGCGCGCTTCTCGGTTTCGTAGGACTCGGACAGGACGTTGCGGGCACCAGAGATTGCCTTGACGAAGTCCTCGCGCACGTAAACCGATTCAAGCAGCGCAAGATTGCTCTCATCAATCGCCGCGCGCTCGGCATCGCGGGCTTTCGTCAGTTTCTGCGCTTCGGTCGCCGTCGATTCGAAGTAGCGGATTTCAAGCGCGGCCTTTTGAGTCAGCGCCGAATTGATCTTGTTCACGGCAGCATCGAGCGCCCCGCCTGTCAGCGCGTCGATGTCGCCCAGGCTCTTGAGGTATTCACCCAGCTTTCCGGGCACGTCTGCGGCTTGCAGCGCCTGCAAGGTGGCCTGCTTCAACTCTTCGGAGAATGCGACGCCAGCCTGCTCCTGCGTGAAGTCGCCGCGCCGGTTTTGCCAACCCATCCCGTCATTGCCCTGCCCGAAAGTCTTGTCGTTGGTCAGCCGTCCACCAGCGAAGGCAAAGCCCTTGCCGTTTTCGCTGGACTCCAGACCGGACAGCAAGTCCTTGATCTGCACCGATGCGCCGAGCGTTGTCAGCGTCTGGTTGATCGACTTGATCGTGCTGTCCAGGGTCGCGCGGGTCGCATCGCCGCTGATTTCGCCGCCAGAGGGGCCGACAGTGAAATTTGAGTTGGTGTACTGCCCGCCCGTGCGCGTCTCGCCCTTGAATGAGCCGGACAACATGCTGTAGATGGCGATGGCAGCGCCGATGTAGGGGATCGCGCTGAGCGCAGCCGCACCAACCCCAGCCGCACCAGCAGCGCCAGCCGTCGCAGCGCCCGTGCTCACGCCAGCCCAGCCACCATTGAGCGCTGCCAGCGTGCCGATAGCATCGCCGCCGAGCGCGCCGACAGCATTTGCACCAACAAGGGAAGCGGTAGAAGCGCCGGCAGTCGCGCCGGTCAGGAACTGATACCCAGCGCCCGCGACGTTGGACAGGTTGCCCAAGCTGTTCCCGCTGCCGCCAGAGGTCGGGCCAAGCCCAACGGCATTCATGCCGCCCTGCACCACGCCCTGAATGATCGGACGCAGCACCAGCGTCTTGAACATATTGGTCAGGGTGTCGCGGAAGTTCTCCGCAAAGCCCTTGCCATCCTCGAAACCTCGCAGGAGTGCGTCGGTGAGGCTCTGATTGATTTGGTCGGCTGTGCGCTCCCATTCGGCCTGAACTTCTTTGGCGGCTTTGACGTTGGCATCCCGGACTTCAGCGCCTTGCAGCAAACCGATTAGTTCGCGCTGTTTCTTGATGCGGCGGTCAAGGCTTTCGAGGTCTTCCCCTGCCAGTGCTGCGGCAACGCGGGTATCTTCCAGGCGGGCCAGTGTCAGCATTGCGACCTGCGACCCCAGCAGCCCGTAAGCCTCTGCCTCCGCTTTGGCGGTCGCAACGCGGGTGTTTATCTCAACTTCCGCGTTTCGTTCGCTATCGCGCAGTCCCTGCACGTACTGTGCATAAGCCTTCCTAGTTTCTTCGAGGGACTTTGCTTCCGCATCGCGCATCGCGCGGATAGCCGGTTGCTTTGACAGCAACACGTCCTGAGCCGCGATCAGTTGATCAAGGCTTATGTCGCCGTCCTTGAACGCGCGGGACAGGTTTTCCCAATCCTTGGCAAAGGTGCCAGTCAGCCCCGCCAGTTCGGCCAGCAGCTTCGCCCTTTCCTCAAGCTCCCGATTAACTTTGCTGGTTGACGATCCCTCGCCAGAAGCGGGCTTTTCAATGACCGGGGCATTGCCGCGCAAACGGCGTGCTTGTTCGGCTACGGTATCGACCGGACCTAGAATGCGCGGATCGACAAACAGACCGCGCCCGCCGCCAACGTCACGCAGGCCAAGGATTCGGCGCTCCAGCGCTTCCAATTCCTTGCGCGCCCGTTCGCCGTCCTCGCGCACCGCCTGGCTAATAGCCGTAAACCCGGAGAAGTCCAGCCGCGCAAGCGCTGCGCTCTGTGCTGCAATCGCCCCGATTTCCCGGCCAATGCCAGAGAAAACAAAAGCGATGTTCAGGCCAAGGATGGATGCCGCTTGCAATGCAGTAGCGAACCCGCCACCTAGAGCGAGTGCGAAACTGTCCGTCCCGTCCTTGGTTTCAATGAACGCCTTCGCCAGTTCATTGAGCGTAGGGATGAACTGCCCGACGAGCTGCACGCGGGCCGCTTCCGACGACAGCGCAATGCGCTTGAGGTTGTCGTTGAACTCTGCGGACTGCTCAGCGAGTTCACCCCCAAAGACAGCGCCCAGCCGCTCGCCCTCAATTCGAAGTTCAGCGATGCCTTGGCTTCCCTTGTTCAGCAGCGGAATCATGTCCGCGCCCGACTTGCCAAACAACTCGATTGCCAGCGCCGCCTTGGCGGGTCCGTCGCTGAACGTCGCAAAGCGGTCGGCAATGTCGCCTAGCACCTTGTCTGAGCCGCGCAGGTTGCCGTCCAGGCCCTTAACGCTTACGCCTAGCGCCGCGAAAGCGGCGATTTGTTCTTTGGAGCCGCCAGCGGCTGCGGCCATGTTTTGGCTGAGTTTTCGCACGCCGACAGCCACAGCGTCAAAGCTGGTTCCTGTCACCTCGCCTGCGTAGCGAAGTACAGACAAGTCCCGAACCGTGATGCCGGTCTTTTCAGACAGATCATCCAGCTTGTCGCCAAGGGCGGCAGCGGAACTTACCGCGTTAATTCCGAAGGCTGCAACAGCCAGCACACCCAAAGACCCAAGAGCCTGGCCGAGTCCCCTTGCCGCGCGCTCCATACCCTGAAGTTCAAGGGTCGCTTTTTTCGCGCCGTTCGCAGCAACGTCCAATTGCTTCAGATATGGCTCAAGGACGCGAGGGTCGATCCCCCTTTGTTCAGCCAACGCGCGGTAGTAGTCGGCACTGCTTTTTGACCCGGCATTCATCGCAGCGGTCGTTCGCTGGATGGACCCGATCATGTTCCGGGCGGCGGAGTCAACTTTCTCAGCGGATGCAGACGCGCTCTTTCCTACGGATGCGATGCCCTTATCAGCAGTTTCCCCCGCCTTGACAACAGACGCAGCCATCTTGGAGGCGCGCGTCTCCACCCGCCCAAGGGCCTCGTCGGCTTTCGTCGTGTCGAAGGAGACTTCGCCTTTGATGCTGCCAAGTTCGGACATTCAGGCCCCTAGTTTTTTTCGTGCATTGCGTTGAGTGCCGCAATTTCCAGCACTTGGATGTCGCCGAATAGCTCCCTCCACTCTTCGGGGGTTTTGGCAATCCGGTCAATCAGCGGGTAAAGGGATGTGTACTCAAGGCCGGTGGGCCCGCCCATGCCGACGCGCCACTGCGTCTGAAGGCTGCGGAACAGTTCCCAGGCGGGCCAGTTTTCAGGCCAGCACTCAACCTCTACCTTGTCTTGTGCAGCGGCCAGAACGCGCGCAAAGGCATTCCCTGGCGGCGGCTCTTCAACTGGCCGGTAGTGCGCTGCCGCACAAGCCGTCAGTTTCCCAGGCGACCCTCGGCAACCGCCGCGCGGTACTGATCAACAATTGCAGTCGCCGCGCCCGGCAACTCGTCACAAAGCTGCTGGAGGTGTTCACGGTCAAATGGCTCATCGAGATTCCAGCCGTCCGCAATGAGCAGGATGTGATCCGCCGTGTTGTTGCCCGTTTTCAACATGAGGTCGGCCATCGAAAACTTTTCATCCATCGGCTTGGCGGTTGCGCCAGCGTCAGCAACAACCTTGTCGATGAACTCGCCGTACTCGCGCCGAGTGCGGTAGCGGTACTCCATTTCGATGCTGCCTGTCGTGCCGTCCAGCATCGGGAAGTTGACTGGACGCTTGAAGGTTTTCGGGCGTGCGCCCAATTTGACTTTTGCTGCCATGAGGTTCTTTCGCGGGGGTTAAAAAGCCCGTGCCCGACTGCACCGAACCCCGCGAAGGGAACGAATGCAGCCGGGTCGGTGCGCGGGATGGCCTTACGGCCAATGGATCAGGTGTCGTAGCTGACAGCGCGGCCCAGCAGGGCGAAGGACGCCTGCACGGTGTTGGCCTGATTCACGTTCAGGGCGGGCATTTCAGACACGGAGAGGTAGCCGTAACCCAGCACCGTGGAGCCGGACATGACCAGCTTGAAAGCAACTTTGGTCAGGCCGCGGCTGATGGACTGCATCGCCTGAAAGTTGGCATCGCCAGCGTCGTGGCCCAGCGTCAGCGTGATCGAAGTCGCGTTGAAGCCGGTCGGCACGTTGATGGAATTGCGCTTTGCCAGGGGGCTGATGGTGGTGAAGCGCGGATCGCCGCCAGAGGTGGCGATGGTCAGCACCTGCGGGATTTGCACCCACGTACTCACCTTGTAGGCGTTGCCCGTGCCAGCTCCAGCCGCGAAGAAGTTCGTGTCCGTGGCGTTCAGGCCCAGGACTTCGAAGTTGTCCGTTGCGGTCTGGTTGACCATGTAGCAGGAGTCCTTGGCATCTTCCCAGCCCGAGTCGAGCAGGATGATGTCGTCGTCCACGTAGCCGTGGGCAGTGGAGGTTGCAACAGCAGGGTTTGCATTGGTGAGCGCGCTGATTGCTTTCGCCGACGCGAACGTCGAGGAAAAGTAAATCTGCGAGCCTTCGGGGAACGAATAGGCCATGATTTTCCTTTCGGGAATAAAAAAAGCCGCTCACTGGCGGCTGGTTTGAAATGCCCGAAACGGGCGGTTTGCAGAGCGACTCCTTACGGTGCCGCTCAACTCGGAAGCCCGCTAACGCAGGCTGTAAATCGAATAGCGCTGCACAGCGCCGTAAAGGTTGGTTTCCGCGTCGTGCGTAGAAATCGGTTCGCCTTGCGGCGTTGCGGTGAAGTCATCCGAGGCACACATGGCCTCTTCAATCTGATGCGCCAACAAAGTCGCTTGCGCGCGGGTCGTGGCCCACACGCTGATCTGCATCAACGTATTGCGCTTGTCAGCCGCCGTGTTGTCCAGCCAGCGCAGCGAGCGCCCGCCGATCCCTTGATAAACAGCATAGGGCGGCGTTGTTTTCGGTGGCGCAACATCGGCGTGAGCCTTCGCCGTTACCGTCTTAATCGCGGTCGTGACATCAACCTCAAGGGTCATCGCATCTGCTGAAAAAATTCAGCCCTCATTGCTGCTTGCGCTTCCGCAGCTTTGTCGTGAAGAGCGGGGCCTAGAAACGGATGCGCGGGCGCGCGGCTGGTGCCCAGCTCTACCATGTGACCGTATGGCGCTTTGTCCCGATTCCACGCGATGGCATATACCGCAAAGCCAGGACGGCTCTTTTTCTCTTGAAACGCCTGATAGATGGCGTTGCGCAGCGACCCGGACTCAAAGTAATAGCGCTGCCCTGTCTTTTTGAAGGACTTGCCGTAGAAGTAGTGCCCCTCGTCAGACACCGGAGCGTTTGCCTTCGCCTGGTCATAGATGACTTGCGCGCCTGCTTGGGCTGATGGCCGCGCGGCTGCATTGGCCCTCTCCCTGGCATCCTTGATAGACGCGCGGAACGATGAAGTGTCAATGGCGATCACGACAGCAACTCACATGCAAGATCGACATGCTTCTTGCCAACTCGATCCGGCAGGACCGCCTTAATCTCAAAAACTGTAGAGCCGTCCAGCGCCCGCATCGCAGTTGTCAGGTCAGTTCGATAGCCAACGCGGATGGACGCGCTTACCTTGGAACTTTCGGCGCTGGAACGTACAGTCTCAATGCCGTTGAGATGCCGAACGTTGGCCCATAGGACTGCATGTGTCCCCCACGCCCCATTAGGCTGACCATTCGCGTCCTCGCCCGCCGCGCGGGTCTGGATGGTCACTTGCCGATTACGCGAGCGCGAGTCCATTTCAGCGCCCGTAGACCTTGATCGTGTTCAGCAGTGAATCGCGCGCCTTCTCCAGCGCTTCGCGCTCGGCGGGCGTGTGCGGGTTCAGCGGCGACTCCAGTTCAATGTGAATCAGCATTGCTTGCTTTGCCGCCTTGGGGCATGTCACGTAGCCGCAGACCTGCACGATCCGCACCGAATCCATGATGTCCTGCGTGGTCGGCCAGTAGTTCCCATAGGTCGGCGCGAGCATCCGCGATTCACCGTAAGGGCTGAGCGCGTACTTTGTGTTTGACAGGGTTTGCTCTGCGCCCGCCGTGTCCGTGTACTTGATGCTGGTGATCGATGTCACAGGGCACAGCGGCAAGGTGATCGAAGGATGGTCGAAGGGCGGGAAGGCGTCCAGCGCCACCTCCAGCGTCTGCGGCGCGAGCGCGCGGCCCGTGTAGTGCTGGGCGTACTCGCGTGCGGCGGTGATAAGGGACGTAAGGGCCGCGTCGTGGCTGGTGTCGTCGCTGTCGATCTTGCATTGCAGGCGTGCTTCCGCCAGGGAAACAGGCTCTGTTGCAACGGGAGTCGTGACCCTGTATTCCATGTTCATTTCCTCTGCAAAAAACCCGCCGAAGCGGGTTCTTCACGCAGGAGCCTGGTGTCAGGCGGCAACGCCAGGGCCGATGGCCGAAGCGATGACAGATGCGTGCTGGCTCGTCGGGCGCATGTCGGGGCGGTACTGGATGGCGATAATCCCGCCGACAACCGCGTCTGCGGCGGTGCGCGTCAGGCTGGCGAACACGTAGCGCAGGGCCGGGTCGTACACGTCAACCATCAGCACCTTGCTGTCAGCGCTCGTGCCATCGGCGGTAAACGCCGTGGTGGCCTTCTGCGTGACCGGCGTGGGCGAGCTGACGCTGTTTGCGCTGTTCGCCTTGACGGTGAGGGTCAGGACGGAGGCCGTGGTGACATCGCCGGTCATGGCGACGAACATCACGCCGCCCCAGCCCTGCATGTCCAGCACGTCCGTGACGAGTTCGGTTTGCGCGGCAGCGGCAGCAGCCTCCACCACGGTGATCTTGATGTCTTTCGAGAGATTCATGATTTTTTCCTTTGAGTGTGTTGGTTGCCCCCAGCCATCAGGCCGGGGGCTGGTTCATCAGGTGGACAGCTTCAGGAACTTCACGGCCTCGAAGTTGACCGCTCCCCCGCCAGTGCGCTTCGTGCTGTAGAACACGACATACGGCTTGGCGGTGTAGGGATCGCGCAGGGTGCGGATGCCCATGCGGTCCACGATGGTGTAAGCCTCGGCGAAGTTGCCGAAGGCCAGCGACAGAGAGCCGGTCGCCTTGGCGGGCACGTACTGATCGACGCGGGCGGGGTAGCCCAGCAGGCGGTCAGGCTGGCCCATTTGCAGGGAGGGTTCCCACAGGTAGCGGTCGCTGGTTGCTTCCTTCATCTTGCGGATGTCGGTACGCAGTTCGCGGCGCATGAGCCAGGACGCGCCGTTCAGGTACTGGTCCTTGAACGCGCCGATCAGGTCTTGCAGCGGGTCGGCCTTCGTGGTGTGGAAAGCGCCATTCGCGCCGGTCACAACGTGCTCGAACTGGCCCCATGCGCGCGAGTCGTCGCCGGTCGCCGCCGTGGTGTACGAGAACAGACCGCGCGGCTGGCCCACGCCCGTGCCGGTGGTGAAACCCGCGCCTTCGACACGCGCGAACTTGTCCGCGACCTTGCCGGCCAGCCATGCTTCCACGTTGGTGGCGGCGTCGTCCAGAATCTTCTGGCTGGCCTTGGGCATGGCGTACATTTCGTGCGCGCCGATTTCGTACTTGCCCACGGTCGGGGTCGTGGTGTCCGAGCGGGTGCCCAGCTCCGAAACCCAGCCTGCGTCGGCTTCGTTGTTGTCAACGATGCCTTCCAGCTTGTCGGTGCTGATGGTCTGCACGGTCGCCAGTTGACGCATGGTGGACTGCTCGTAGAGCTTGGAAACCATGCGGCCAACGGTCGAGGGGGGCAGCAGGTAGCCGCCGTCCGGGTCAGAGCCTGCGGACATGGCCTTGCGCTCGTCGCTGGACAGGTTGTCCAGGGGGGTGCCGGTCATGACCTTGAAAAAGGCGCTCTTGTACTCGGTGTAGCCCTTGGCGTCCACTTCGGCGGGAGCGGGCTTGCCCTTGGACTGGAAGTCCGCGCGGAGCATGATGTTGAACTGCTTGACTTCGGTTTCCAGGTCGGTAGCGGCCTTGATTTCGCCATCGGTCTGCGGGCGGTTGGCCTTCTTTTGCAGTTCTTCGACGGCGTCCTTGATTTCATCGAACTTGTCGCACGCCTTGGACAGCAGTTCGACCTTGGCGGTCAGGTCGCCAACGGCCTTGCCTTCGGCCTTGGCCTTCAGCAGTTCGTCGTTGGTCTTGACGAACTCGTCAAACGCCTTCTTGCGCTCTTCGAGCATGGTTGCGATGTCTTTGATTTCCATGATGTCTTTTCCTTTCGGGAATGAAAAAGCCGCCCGAAGGCGGCTGGTTTTTGCGGGGAACAGTGGTCAGATGACCGGGATACCTCCAAGGGCCAGGCCCAAGTCGGCTACGGACAAATCGCCTTCCCCGGAATCACTCCGGCTGATGACGCTTTTGACGCGAGACACCATTGCAAGCGCCTCGCTCTTCGACATGCCACATGCATCACGCAAGTGGCGCTCGATTTCGGACAGGCTGTCGAGTTCTTCGATAGTCTTGACAGCCGAAACGCGAGATGCGTCATTCATCGGGAAAGTAACCGGTGAGATTTCGACCAAATCAGCCTTTTTGATGGTTCGGACGCCGGTTACGCGGTCCCAACTGTCATCACGCACGCGGTAGCCGATGGAAAGGCCCGTGAGTGCGCCCATCTTCATCAGTTCGTAGGCTTCCGCGCCGCGCTGCGTTTTCAGCGCCAGTCGGCCTTTGACGCGCAAGCCGACAGCGTCCTCGCTCATCTCGGAATAGATGCCAATCGGTTCGCGCGTGTTGTGTTGCCACAGCATTGCAGGCAAGCGGCCGACCTTTTTCGCCTCGGTCAGCGTTTCAGCGAAGGCCCCGGCCAGGACGATGTCGCCCCCGAGGTCGGTGATGTTGAAAACGGAGCCGTAGCCCTCGAAAGTGCCGTCGTCAGCAGCCTTCAATTCGAAGGCGAAATCATGGTTTTTTGTGGTCATTTCCTGTCCTTTCAGGCCGGAACTGGCGCTGGTGCGGGCTTCATGTTGGAAGGCGCGGGGATTTTTGCGGCATCGCCGCCCATCGGGTTCATTTCCTCAAGCTGGCGAACCTCGTCAGCCGTCATCCAGCCTTGCCCGCCGCCCGATCCGAGCGCCTTGCCGTAATACTCGGCGCGGTCTTTCGCTGCGCCACGCATCAGGCCGTTGGCGTTGAATTTGAAGTAGTAGCCCTTCGCGCGCTCCAATTTCGTCAGCAGGTTTACATCTGCGGACTGCTCGATGCGCGCATACCAGGGGTTGAGCGTGTGGATAACGTGAGCCAGGAACATTTGCTCCGAGCTGGCGTAGGTCGATGCCTTGTCCGAGTAGCCGACCATGATCGGCATCACGCCCATGATCCGGCATACCTCTTCAATCTGTGCGTTGCGCATTTCGCGCGTCTGCGCGTCGATGCTCGTCATGGTCTGCTGCAACCACTTCGCGCCGCGATCCAGCACCAATGGGGTGCCCGGCTCTGCCGCGTTCTCTTTGAGCCACTTCGTCAGCTTCTTGTGCTGGGGATCGTCCAACACCGCATCCACCGTGTAGACGCCGCTCGGCTGTGCGCCGTTCTTGTGCAATCCTGAAACGCTGCCCTCAATCGCCAAGGTTAGGCCCAGCACATCGCGCGCAATGCCGATCACATCGAAGCCAAGGAAGCCAGACCAGCTCGGGCCGCGAACGTGCCAAATCTCTTCGGCGGGGATGGGCAAGGTGAAGCCGTCTTTGCCGGTGTACTTGTAAATGGGTGGCTCGTACTCGTTCGGCTGCTCCACAACCATCCGGGCCGGGTCCAGCAGGATCAATTCAACGATGCCGTTGATCGTGCGGTTTTTCCAGGCGTAGGCATTGCCGATAGCCGCGTGGATGACCATCTGCTCACGGAATTCGAAGGACGTTTGCCAGTCGTTCGGCATGGTCGAAACCACGTCATACAGGCGGTGCCCGCGCGCAGGCTTGATCATCGCCAGCCCGTTTGACTCGCCTTCCTGAAACAGCTTGAACGGCACTTGGGCCACGCCCTGCGATAACACTTTCAGGCACGCAAAGAACGCGGCAACGCGAATCGCCGTTTCCAAGTTCACGACCTGGCCCGCCTTCGACGTTCGGCCTGCGCGGGCAATCTCCGCGAAAAGGGCCAGCGGGTCCATCGCCTTACGCTCCGCAACGGCAGCGGCAAAGAAACCCATTACTTGCCCGCCTTCGCCGTAACCCAGCCGCCAGCCAGCGCAAACAGCCCGCCCACGATCCACCCCGCAGGCAGATACACCATGCCTGCACCGAACGAAACCGCTCCAGCACCGCCGACCAGCAGCGCATCGGGCACCAGGCCACCGGCCCGCGCTGCGAGCGCCTTCAGTTTTGCTTTGTTCATGCTGCGGTTTCCCAAAATGAGCGTTCTTCGGTCGCGGCGCTCGGCATCACGCCGACTGCCTCAGCCAGGGCCACCATGCCGTCAATACGTCCGGTGGCCTTGCCCTTGATAAATTTCCGGTTTTCTGCCGGGTCGGTCGCTACCGTCGCGTTCGCGGCGCACATTGCAAGCACCGGGTGATTCCCGTGCTTCAGTTTCTTGCCCAGCAACTTCTCTTCGAGCGACCGAATGGCGGGGGACATGCTCACAAAGCCCTGCCCGAAGTCGATAAAACGCTCTAGTTCTTCTTCCGTGAACCCGGCTTTAACCAGCCAGGGCCGCAGATGCTTCATGCCCCATCGGTCGAAGGCCAGCGCGCGGACGTTGCAGCGGTCAAAAACGCCGCGAAGGTGTTCCGCGACGAACTCATATTCGATTGCACGCCCTTGCGTAGTCTGCAAAAAGCCTTGTTTTGCCCACAAGTCATAGGGCACGCGGTCATTGCGCGATTTCTCGGCCAATCCTTCGCCCGGTAGCCAAAACGTGGGGTGAACGTCGCCGGCATCCGTCACCAGCACCAGCGCCGTCAAGTCGTGAACGGATGACAAGTCCAGCCCTGCATAAACGTCTCGCCCGTCGATTTCCTCGGGTTCTGCCCCGTTTTCTTGCCAGATGGCGCGGGTCACGAACGGGTTTCGGGACTCGACACGCTGATTCAGGATCAGGTTGCGGTAGCTCGCTTCCCGGCTGGGCATCCGCTTGGCGTCGGACGCCTGGCGAAAGACCTCTTCCTTGTTCATGAAGTCGCCGAAGTGCGGATTCGCCGCCTTGATCGCCTTTTCGCTGAACGGGTCCAAGTCCAGCGGTGCGGTGCAAAGCTCAACTTTGATTCTCGGGTCCGCGCCGGTCAGGCCGTCATCGATCAGCAGGCTTAAAAGGTCCGCGTCGGTCGGGGCCTGCGTGCTGATCACGATGGACAGCGGCTGTTCCTGTGCGGCAGATGCGGTTTCCAGCGCCTCATACAGCTCGGAGCGCGGGCCTTTGACCTGGCCCAGCTCGTCATGCACCACGAACACCGGGGAAAGGCCGTAGGCGGTCGATGCGTCAGCGCTCAGCGCCCGGTACAGCGTCCCCAATTCGTGACAGGCCAGTTGCTTTGCCGTATCCCTGACGATCACGACATCCGACAGCGCGGGAGACATCCGCACCACCTTTGCCGCCAGGGCGAACAGGATGGCGGCTTGATCGCGGGACTGCGCGGCGCTGAAAAGCTGGCTATTGGGCCTTGCTTCAGGTCCGCACAGGTGCAAAAGCAACAGGAACGACGCAAGCGCCGTCTTGGCATTCTTGCGAGCCATGCTCAAAATGAACATGCGCGTCGTGCTGTCGTAGATGCGCTTGATCCACTTTTTCTGTTTCGTGGTCAGCCGCACATGCTGGCCGACCATCTTTCCTTCCGGGATGCGGCAATGCTCTTGAATCCAGGCAATATTCCGCTCGCCGCGCGTCAGCCTGCGGGCAGTTCCCACGGCTTTCTCGATTTCGTGTTCTGGGCAAGCCCGCGCCCAACGGTGGTCGGATGCTCCACAGCCTGCCGGGTGATGCGCAGCCGGGTTGCCAGCGACGACGCAGCGCGGCTTTCACGCTCGGCCATGCCTAGCAGCCGGTCGTATCGCTTCAGTCCCTCGTCGTCTGCCAGCCAGGCGCGGTCAAAGTTCGCCAGTTCGTCGGCCAGGACTCGGGCCTGCACGATATGGCGGCAGTACAGTTCCAGCAGCGGGGCGTGCGTTGCCGTGAAAGTGTCGGCGGGCTGGTCGCTGACAACCTCCAGCCACACGCCCTGCTCGGCCTCACTCATGTGCATGGGCGCGGGCAGGCGCGGGACAGAAACGGTCGCGTCTATGCCGACCACCTCCATCAAAGCCGCGCTGCGTCGTCGCTGGCAACCCGGCTGCGCATCACCCGGCAGGCGGGGGCGCATCCGACCACCGTTGGGCGCGGGCTTGCCAAGAACACG